CGGCTACCAGCTTTCATAATGCCTTCCCACATTGAATCTTTATCATCTTTTTTAGCAGGTTGCTCACCATTTAAAATACCAGCTTGTTGAGGAACTGCTTGATTTTGACGAATTGTATCCAGTGGATTATTATTATTTACAGCTTCGGCCTTGTTTTGAGTCACAGATTGCCACATATTAATAGCACCGTCAATACCATATTCTGCAGGATTTTTACTAGCAAAATCCATAAACGATGTAATTTGTTCTGGATTTAATCCTTTGTTAGCAAGTTCAGTTTGAAGTTTAGACATACCAACTTCTTTCTTTACATCACCAACTTGGCTTTGAACAGCGGTGTTAATTGTGTCTTGTAACTCTTGTTGTCGAAATTTATACGACTTAGACGATGGGTCATTATAGGCTTCCCAAGGGTCAAACTCATCCTTAGATAATTCTACACGTGCTTCTGGTGTTGGTTGACCACCCTGAACCATACCACTAATGGTATTTACAATATCAGGTCTTGATTCCAACATTTGTCCAACTTGCTCGTATTGTTTTAACTTTTGGTTTTCAGCTTGTAGTTTATCTTTTTCTGATTGAAAATATTTAGCTTGTGATTCCCAATCACTTCCAGATTCTTGCTGCTGAGTTGCTTCATCTTGCCCTACATTATCAGTAACTTGACCTTCTTTAAGATTGTTATTTTCTAATGCGTTATCCATTTTACTCTCCTTTGTTTAGCAATCTCTCTTGCTTATCTTGAGCTTGGCCACGTAAACGTAACTTCTCTGCTTCGAGTTTAACTGCCTGTTCTAATTTTCCAACCGCTAAATTATTAGCTGATTTGGATTGTGATTCTTGTGATTTAAGCTCAGTTTTAAATTTCTCAACTTCAACTTTCTTTCTTGATGAGATTGACTCTCTGTGAGCTGTTTGTAAATCACCCTGTAAATTTTTAATTTGTTCTTGAGACTGCTGTAACTGCGCCTGTAATTTAGCAACAATATCCATTCTTTGCAACACTCCCTCTTTGTCAAATATATCTGTTTTCATTAATGCTTCTGTTTGGTCAATTAAACCAGATTGATATGCTTCCATGTAAATAGACCATTCACCCCATTTATTAGATGGCATTGTAGAATTACCAATAATATTAATATCATATTGACCAATTGTTAAATCATTTATCATTTCACTAATTGCTTGTGATTTGTCATTATAAAAATTAACCATATATTCACTCATATCATTATTAGGTTGAGCTACTCTAAATACTTTTTTATATGTATAATGTTCTTTAGCTAAATTATAAACAACTTGACCAAGTCTTCTAAGCGAACCTTCAACATCTCTTAATTTAGATTTACTACGTCTTTGACCAAAATCTTCTAACATCATTGTAGCTGAAGATGTATTTGGTGCAACAGCACTATTGCCTTGCATCATTTCAAATATACCCATATTTAAATCAATATATTTCTCAATAAGCTGAGGCAGTTGCATAACTGAATTTGATAAAGGCTGAGGAGAGGGAAAATGTGGTTCACCAAATGAAGGGTCATATTCAATAGTCGCATTTGGATTTGCCCAGTTTCTTTCAAGTTCCTCAATATCATCAACACTTCCTTGTGGTATAAGTAATTTTAATCCAGATGATGCTTGTGCATGTGATGTAATTAAAGACATTGTTTTATTTAAAAATCTTTGAAAGTCTTTATTCTTTCTAACATCACTCATTGGATATGGAGTATTAGTCCAAATGTTTGGTACAGGCACTATAGGGTATTTATCAGTATTTAATACATATTCATATAATACTGTTTGACCTAAAGTGCATGTTAATTTAATTCTTGTTTGTTGTACTTCGACAACATCTATAAGATTATTTTCTAAAGCTTTAGAAATTTTAGGGTCAGCTAAAAACTTTTCCATATTTTTAACATCTAAAATTCTTTCTTCACCTGATTCCATATCAAGTATTCTATAATAAGGAACTTTAACTTTAGAAAAATGTTCAATAAGTTGATACTTCTCAGAACCTTCACCTGTATCTTTATCTTTAACATAATCAGGAGTAAATGTACCAACAGTTCTTTTATTCATAGAAGAAGGAAAAGTATCATCTTCTCTGTAATTTTCTATTAAATCAATCATCATCTTACCATTTTCTTGTTCTTCTGATAATTGAGGATATAAATCCAATAATTGAAATTTAGTAAATATAGTAGATAACATCATACCAGCAGCATCATCAAAATATCTACTTCTAGCATTAGGGTCAATAACAACTCTAAATGGGTCTACATATGTAAATTTAACTTCACCTCTACCATAATCAGCTTCTCTATCTACATATGCATAAAAATAACCGAGTCCAGTTACAGAGTAATCGTGTATTGTTTGCTTAAATACTTCATTACCATCTGATATATTCCATATATAATCTAATATAGTTTTCCATACACTAGCTAAATCACTATCAGAATCTTCTCTTGGCATAGCAGAAAATTTTGGTGGTTTAGATGTTATAATAGCTTTAAACTGTTCAATAGCTGAGTATATCCTATCTAAAGGTATATTAGATTGATTTCTTTCCGCAAGTGCTTGAGCTTCATCTTCACTAAAGTGATTACCAAGATAAAAGTCAATATCTTCACGAGCATGGTCTTCCCACTCTTTACGAGCATCTGACCATCTATCATAAAGTTCTTTTACGTAAATTGCTTTTTTATCGGATTCTATCATGCTATGTAATATATAACATATTTATTATAATAATCAACCCCTTGCCCCTGTAATCCAATTATAGGTCTTTTTTGGCTTTTCCCACTCTTCTTTATTATTTTTAATTCTTTTAACTTTACTGGCTGATTTACTGCCTTTAGCAAATTGTGTTGACAACCAAAACGCATCAATAGTATCATCATGACTTCCTTTAGGAAAATCTAATAATTCACCAATAAATTCATGCATATCTTTTTTAAGATGTACAGCACCTGCTTTAAACATAGGTTGTAGACCTTCAAATAATCTGTCTTTCTTTTTTTGATTACCATAGCCTTTTATACCTTGTTCTATACCAGGAAGAAACTTTCCTTCTTTTTTACTTCTTTTATGTATATAATCTCTTAACATTTCCTGATATGATATAGTTTCAATGTTTATTCTTTTAATTGGTTTGTATCGTTCAGCAATTTTAAATATCTCATCTGCACAGTCCATGGGTAATACTCTTTGTCTCCAATACTCAATAATATAATAATCATAGTCAGCGGTAACGCCAATAACCATAATAACACTATAATCGTTACGTGCACTAAGAGTCGAAGCAGGGTCAACACCAATGTAAATATTAACATACTCAATTCCTCCATCTTCTAACTTTATATACCAAGAATCTCTTTGATTGTCAAATTTAATGCTACCACTATATAAATTATCAACTATATCGCTTTCACTAAAAATTTGGTCTTCAGGTGATTTAGCTTGATTCATATATTCTTGATAAAATTTAGATGGTGTACCAGAATCTATATAAAACTGTTTTCTTTCGTCTAATTTCTTTAAAGGCCATCTTGAAGGCCATAACGGAGTACCATCATCAAGTATTGCTTTATATGTAATTAAATCCCAGGAATACTCTGAACCATTATTCATTGCTTCTTTGTGATTCTTTACAAGTCCATTCAAAAACGAATCATAATGCACGATAGTTCCATTACACCATAAAAACCCACCTTTATCAAAATCAATAGCAGGATATACAGCAGCTGTAACCCAATTCTTTATTTGTTGTCTAGCTTCAGGAGTTTTAGTATTTAACTCAGATTCAAAGTCATCAAGTATAATTCCAGTATATCTTGTAGATAATTGCTTTTTACCACGCAGTCTTTGTGCTGCTCCTTTTGCAATCATCCTACAATTATTTGTTAATGTTATTTCGTTCTTAGTCCACTTATCACCTTGCAAGTCACCGAAATAATAATGTATTGCAGGATTAGAGTATATGTGGTTAGAAATCCAATTAAGGTTATCTATAGCCTGGTCTTGCGCCTCGCCAACCCAAGCGATAAATTCTGGGCTTTCTTTATTCGCAAATAAGAACCGATGTAAGACCGCAGTTGCAGCTAAGGTTGACTTTGCGTGGTCACGAGGCAATACAAGTGCCAATTGTTGATTATCTCTATCTAAAAGTTTTTTACCGACAGTATTGTGAAAATCAGGAGTAGCTGATGCTAGAAAGTCTTGTGGTGAAAATAATTTACCAAATACAACAAGGTCTTTATATGCCATTTCAAGAACTTTCTCATTGTTTGATACATTACCATTAAGATTTAAATTGGCCATATATTAACAGTTCCATTTTTTTAATGACAATGATAACCTATCTTTACCCGTATTGTTGCTTGGTTTTTGACGACTACGCATACCTTTCATTCTTGCACAAAATGATTTTCTTCTATTTGCAGCTTTGCTGCCTTTTTTTAATTTAGAAGGTTTAGTAGTTACAGCAGTTTTTAATTTAGAACCAGGGTTAGCTCTTCTATATGATGCAACGCCTTTTTTATTTAAACCACCACTTGGGTTTTTACCTTCTTTACGTTGCCATGCAGGACTTCTTTTACCGACTTTACCACCTTCACGATAAGATTGAGTCCTCAACCTTGCATCATTTACTTTCATGATTTTTTACTTCTTTTCCTTGCATCTTTTTTAGGAAAACCTGCTTTCATATTAGCATAATTTTTTGCAGATATAGTTGAATTTTTTTTAGACCTACTTGTTCCTGCTTTTTTTCTTTTATTAATATTTTCGTACAAAGACATTATTTTCCTACTTTCTTCATTGCTTTATTATGAGCTTTTTTTAAAGAACTACCTTTATGCATATCTTTTTTCATTTGGCTCATATGTTTTGCAGAATGATGTTTGCTATGTTTTTTTAATTCATTAACTTTACCACCATGTTTATACATAGGCTTCACCATACCGCCACCCATGTAAGAAGTTTCACTTCTGTCTATTGCATTAGATGTAGGTATATTGCCATTTTCATTAATATAGTTTAATACAGACTCTGTATTTGGATTAACTGAATCTTTCTTTATAATAAACTCACCGCCTTCAGCTTCAATAGGTATTCCACCTTTACTATGAGGCATTCCTTTTAATTTTCCACCCATTGGGTATTTTTTCTTTTTACCGTACATA